TGTTTATCTTCTTCATCCAACAGGTGGATATCATTATTTTAGTAAATGCAGTTTAAATAAAAATATTAAAAATATATATAGAGAAGCTGTGTGGCCTTGGATAGAAACATTAAAAAATAAAAATAATATTTTAGAAAAAAATAGATTTCCAAGACCTACTATAAGGGATCCTTATCCAAAATTAAATATTAGAGTATTGGGATCTAAAGTAAAACATGAAACTCAATTACAATATCCTATAAAAACTTTCTATGCACATATATTGATAGCTAAAGCATTTTTAAAAAATATTAATAATTTTCCTGTGGTAAATCATATAAATTCTATAACTTGTGACTATAGAATAAATAATTTAGAATGGTGCAGTTATTCAAAAAATAATAGTGGAAAAAGACCTACGATTGGCCCAGATAAAATGTATGACATACAAGAATACAGAAAATCTTTGTAAATATGGATATAGATAAGTTAAAAAAGTTTGAGAAATTACCACCTGATGTAAAAAGACAACTAGCTTTGTATATGGCTAAGTGGAAAGATAAGAAAAAAGAAGCTGATATTCGTGAAGACTTTATGGCTTTTGTAAAACATGTATGGCCAGACTTTATTGAAGGATCACATCATAAACAGGTTGCTAAAAAATTTAATGACATAGCTACAGGTAAAACTAAACGTGTTATAATTAATATGGCACCTAGACATACTAAGTCTGAGTTTGCATCATATCTATTACCTGCTTGGATGGTTGGTCGTAATCCTAAACTAAAAATTATTCAATCAACTAATACAACTGAATTATCTGTAAGGTTTGGTCGTAAAGCAAAACAACTTATGGACTCACCTGAATACAAAGAAGTTTTTAAAACTAGACTTAGAGAAGATTCTCAAGCTGCTGGTAAATGGGAAACCGAACAAGGTGGTGAATACTATGCTGCTGGTGTTGGCTCTGCTATCACTGGTCGTGGTGCTGATCTCTTGATTATTGATGACCCACATACTGAACAAGATGCAATGAATGCTCAAGCTCTTGAAAGAACTTATGAGTGGTATACATCTGGTCCACGTCAACGTCTTCAACCTGGCGGAACAATTGTAATTGTAATGACAAGATGGAATGAAAAAGATTTATCAGGTAGATTAATCAAAGCACAAAAAGAACCCAAAGCTGATCAATGGGAAGTGATTGAGTTCCCTGCAATCTTACCAAATAAAAAACCCTTGTGGCCTGAATACTGGAACTTGTCTGATTTAGAATCGGTAAAAGCATCAATTCCTCTATCAAAATGGAATGCACAATACATGCAGAATCCAACCGGTGAGGAAGGAGCATTAATTAAAAGAGAATGGTGGCAGAACTGGGAAAAAGATTTACCTCCGCTACAACATGTTATACAATCATATGACACGGCATTTATGAAAAAACAAACAGCAGATTACTCTGCTATTACTACTTGGGGCGTGTTTACACCAACCGAAGATAGTGGACAGTGTTTGATATTATTAGATGCAGTTAAAGACCGTTTTGAGTTTCCAGAGCTACGACGTGTTGCTATGGAACAATATGGTTATTGGAATCCGGAAACAGTCATTGTTGAATCTAAGGCCTCTGGATTACCTTTAACTTATGAGTTGCGAAAAATGGGGATACCTGTTATAAATTTCACACCCTCGAAAGGTAACGATAAACATACGAGGGTTAACAGTGTCTCTCCGCTGTTTGAATCAGGGAGAATATGGGCGCCCAAAGATATGGACTTTGCACAGGAAGTTATCGAAGAATGTGCAGCATTTCCATATGGAGATCACGATGACCTAGTGGACTCCATGACTCAAGCTGTTATGAGGTTTAGACAAGGTGGTTTAATCGAACATCCTGAAGACTATGAGGATGAAGAGATGCCACAACAACAAAGGACGTATTACTAATGGGACCATTAGCAAAATTTTTATTATCACTAACTAATCTGGTTAGATCTGGTGCAATTAAAAAAATACCAGATGCAGTTAAATTTGCTGAACAACAGTTTGGAAAAGTAACTCCACTTTTAAAAAAACAAATACAAAAAGTTTTTGATTCAGCAAAAAAACCAGTCGTCGGCAAACCTGGTAAAAAAGAAGGAACTATTCTTCCTTTTATAAAAGAAACAGGAAAAGAGCCTAAAGGTTTAGAAGCGTTAGATGTTTCTGAGTTTGACGAATCAATGGGTGATCTTGAACAAATGGTAAATCCATATAGACCAAAAGGTGGTTTGGATCAGGTAACAGGAATCACTAGAGCATTAGCTAGAAGAATATTAGATAAAAAAGGAATTGAGATTGGTAAGAAAGATCCAATAGATGTTTTTACTAATACTTTCGGTGAGTCTATAATAGATGTAAAAGATCTTGCCGAAGAAATGATTGAGATAGATGCAAGCGGTGGCGGCATGAAAGACATGGATCAGATGTTAGAGATACAGGGTTTATTTGATATTGAGATACCTGCTAATCCAAATAAAGGATTAACAGATGAAGAGATGTTAGAACTCATAAAAAAAACTGAGGAAGAAGAAGTTATAAAAAATTTTGATCCTAAAGGTAGAAAACCAAATGCCGGGGGCGGTTTAGCTTACTTAATGGGTATGTAATGAAGATAGGTGAATACGAACAGATGATGTCGTATCTGACTCGTCGAAATGAATTCAAAGACGGAACTCCAAAAAATTTTAATAGAAATCCAAAAGGTAAAAATCAACATGTAATGCGATCTAATAAAGAAATTCAAAGAATAATTGATGACCCAAAGTACAAAGATTATACAAGAAAAGATTTTAGAAACGAAAAAATTTTAACTAGAAAAGAAACAGAAAGAAAAGAATTAAATTTTAAAAATTTTGGTAAGAAAGTAAAAGTAGATAAACGTGCAACACAAAATGTAAAACAATCTGCTTTTATAAAAGGAGCTCAGGGATCTGGAATTAGTATGGATAAAGTAAATAATTTTGCTCACTTTGCACCTAAAATAAAAAACTATTTAGTTTCTACTGCAAACACAGGACCTATTAAAGCTAGTATTAATAGAGCTGCAGAAGGATATGATAAAGCAATTAGAAATATTGCAGAGAAACAAGAAAAGTTAGTTACAGAAAAACCAAAGGGATATGTAAAATTGTTAGAGGCAGAAAATGCAAAGGCAGCTAAATTATCTAAGGATGCAAATAAAATGTTGCCTAATCAATTAAAAGGAACCTTAGGATATTTTCAAGTAGATAAAAAAGGAAATTTTAAATTAAAAGGTGTAGATAAATCTAAAACATTTTCAGGTTTGTCAGGTGATGAAAAAGTTTTTAAAACAGATATGACACCTTCTCAAAGAAAAGATTTTGGAAAAAAACAAAGTACTATTCAAACTTTAATTGACAAAGTTCCTAGTCTTAAACGAGCATCTTCTTTAAAAGGGAGCAGTGGAAAAGGTGGAGGAACTCAAATGTTTGATGCTTTTAAACCTAGTGGTTTAAGTCCATTAAAAAAAACAAAATATCTATCTGAGGGAGGTTCTGTTAAATATGGTAAATATGCGAAACAAATCACAAAATTATCCTAAAAAAAACCTCCTGCCTCCTGAGTCCGGACCCACGCCTCAGGGCTTGAATATTACATATAATACTGTTAAAACAGTCAAACAATCTGGAGAAAAAATAAATGGCGGATATAGACAAAGCGCTTCCAAACGAGGTATTAGATCAACTAGAAATAGCTAACGAGGAAGAACAATTAGTAAAAGATGTTCAAGAAGAGGCTCTTGGCAACACCGATGTTGAACAGATAGAGAATGAGGATGGATCAGTTGATATTAATTTTGATCCTGCAGAAAATCCTACAGAAGGTGGTGCAGGCCATTATGAAAACCTAGCAGAATTTTTACCAGATGATGTTTTAGCATCTTTATCTTCAGATTTAAATTCAAGATACATGGATTATACCTCTTCTAGAAAAGATTGGGAAAAAGCTTATGTTCAAGGATTAGATCTTTTAGGTTTTAAATACAGTCAAAAGACAGAACCTTTTCAAGGAGCGAGTGGTGTAACTCACCCAGTATTAGCAGAAGCTGTAACTCAGTTTCAAGCATTAGCCTACAAAGAATTATTACCAGCAGATGGACCTGTTAGAACTCAGATACTTGGAATACCAACTCCAGAAAAAACAGACCAGGCAGCAAGAGTAAAAGATTTTATGAATTATCAAATCATGGATCAAATGAAAGAATATGAACCTGAGTTTGATTCTATGTTATTTCACTTACCTCTTTCAGGTAGCACTTTTAAAAAAATATATTACGATGAAATGGAACAAAAAGCAGTATCAAAATTTGTTCCAGCAGATGATTTAATTGTTCCGTACACAGCTACCTCATTAGATGATGCGGAAGCAATTATTCATCGAATAAAAGTTTCTGAAAACGATTTAAAAAAACAACAAGTAGCAGGTTTCTATAGAGATGTGGATTTGGGTAAACCCACAGGAGATGAGTCTGATGTAGAGAAAAAGGAGAGAGAACTAGAAGGCACAACAAAATCAAAAGAAGAGGATGTATATACAATACTAGAATGTCATGTTGATTTAGACATAGAAGGTTTTGAAGATGCAGATCCAAAAACTGGTGAGCCTTCTGGAATTAAAATACCTTACATTGTAACTTTAGAAGAAGGGTCACGTGAGATTCTTTCTATCAAAAGAAATTATGAAATAGGTGATCCATTAAAAAAGAAAATAAATTATTTTGTTCATTTTAAATTTTTACCGGGTTTAGGTTTTTATGGTTTCGGTTTGATCCACATGATAGGTGGACTGTCTAGAACAGCAACCGCAGCTTTAAGACAGTTATTAGATGCGGGAACGTTATCTAATCTGCCAGCTGGATTCAAACAACGGGGTATAAGAATCAGAGATGATGCACAGTCAATTCAACCAGGTGAGTTTAGAGATGTAGATGCACCAGGTGGTAATCTAAGAGATTCATTTATGATGTTACCATTTAAAGAACCAAGTCAAACTTTACTAGCATTAATGGGAACAGTAGTTCAAGCAGGTCAAAGATTTGCATCAATTGCAGATATGCAAGTAGGTGATGGTAATCAACAGGCAGCAGTTGGAACAACAGTCGCTTTATTAGAGCGTGGTTCTAGAACTATGTCTGCAATACACAAAAGAATTTACTCAGCTCTTAAAAACGAATTTAAATTAATGGCTAGAGTATTCAAATTATATCTACCACAAGAATATCCGTATGATGTCGTTGGGGGTCAAAGAATGATTAAACAACAAGACTTTGATGATAGAGTAGATATATTGCCAGTTGCTGACCCCAATATTTTTTCTCAAACACAGCGTATTTCCCTCGCGCAAACGGAACTCCAACTGGCACAATCTAATCCACAAATGCACAATCTATACAATGCATATAGAAGTATGTATGAAGCTTTAGGTGTAAAAAATATAGATTCTATTTTAATGAAGCCTCAACCACCTCAACCAAAAGATCCTGCATTAGAACATATTGATGCTTTGGCTGGTAAACCTTTTCAAGCTTTCCCTGGTCAAAACCATAGATCACATATCACAGCTCATTTAAATTTTATGGCGACTAACTTAGCTAGAAATAATCCAATGGTTATGTCTAGTTTAGAAAAAAATATTTTTGAACATATAAGTTTGATGGCTCAAGAACAGGTTGAGTTAGAATTTATGGAAGAAATGCAACAGATGCAGCAGATGCAGATGCAAATGCAGATGCAAATGCAAAATCCACAGATGATGCAGATGCAACAAAACCCACAGATGATGCAACAGATGCAAATTAGAAATCAACAGATGCAAATGCAGATGCAACAGATGAATCAAAAGATAGAATCTAGAAAAGCTGAACTTGTTGCAGAGATGATGGAAGAATTTATGCAAGAAGAGCAAAAAATCACATCACAATTTGACAATGATCCTATTGCAAAACTAAGATCTAGAGAATTAGACCTTAGAGCACAAGAAAATGCTCGTAAAGAAAAAGAATCTAATGAAAGAATAGACCTTGATAAGATGAAAACAATGATGAATCAACAAAATCAAGACGAAAAACTAAAACAAAACGAAGAATTAGCAAAACTAAGAGCTGATACATCAATTGAAAAGACGATTTTAGGAAAAACACTCCCAAATTCTGATCAAATGATGCCTAACATTTCAATAATGCGTAAAGGATAGTGACAAAAACAAAAAAATTAGTTAAAATAAAATAATTAAGGAGAAAAAATGGAAAAATTAGATAAAATAACTGATGTAAAAGTTGGTGAACAACAAACTGAGATTGATCCTAGATCAAAAACTACTGCTGACAAGTCTTACAACCTGATTGGCACTGGTGGACCTGAAGAAGAAGTAAGAGGTCAAGGTGCTGTGTTAACAGAGAAGAAAAGAAAATCTAAAGCGTACTAAATTATGTGGTTCAGTGCAATTAAACTAGCTCTAAACGCTGGTAGTCACATCTATAAGAAAAA